CTAGTGAGATTGCAGCGCGCCTTTAACTGATTGAAGGGAATACTTGCCACGTGTATTTTTTAGCTTGGCTTTTTCCTCTAATTTTTTAAACAAATACCGAGTTAGTCCAGGTATACGCTCACAGATCTGTTTTACTGTGAGCAATTCATCATGCTGACCTGCAAGCGCCTGTTGGATTGCATTAGATGTTTCTTGGCGAATCAAGTCGCGCAACTCATCTTCCTGCATTGTTATAATTTTGACTGCTCCCATCAAGAAATCTCCTTGCATGCTTCAACATCTGCGATGGCTTGAACAAGCCTCATATCTGTGTACAAATTATGCTGTGATTTGACAATGTTCTTTGCTGCATCCAAACCGCCTTTTGACTCCATCAACTCATGACTTTCAACAAGGCGTTTTAGGTCATCAGTATCAAACTTATATTCACCACCATACAAGCTAACACTTGAGCATCCGCGCGAATCCTTAAGCAATCGCTTAGCCTCACCAGTACCAAACCTTTTAACAAACTCATTCGCCTTCATGAAACCTCTCCCAAACTCAGCAAAACACTAAACGGCAATTTCATATCTACGTTCGGCTGTTCATTACGACTCGTGAAACCAACAAGGCTGTGATAGATAACACTGATGCTTTCAGAATTAAGCTCCATCTTTGTGCCAATATCGCTGATGACATAAGGCGCCAATGCTTCGGTTAAATCCTTCGCCACTTCGACCATTTGTTCGTTAGTCATTGGCTGGCACTCCACGAACGATTTTCACAGTGGTTGATCTACCATCTTCACAATTAAGAGTGATGTTTAAATCATTCTTGCCATCATCTTCCCAGGTGAAGGTTTTAATTTCAGCACCTGTTGGCTCTATGCCTAACCCCTCCAATCCAGCCTTAAACTCAGACATATGATTTGCCATTTCATTTAAGCAAGCATGGATTCGATCTGAAGGAATCTTTAAGAAATCACCAATGGATTCAATTTTATAAACATTAGTCATTGGCTGGCTCCTTATGTTCGGTTCGAATATCAACACCACAGAAAGGGCAGTGATTCAAAACAACCCGGTTTTTCTTAAAACGACCAGCTACAATTTGAAGCCGGGCAGAGTTAAGTTTACGATGGCTCATCCGTTGAGCTTGAATATCACCATATTCATTGCGAGTAACTTCGCTAAGAGATTCACACATTTCAAGCCAGTTACCGGTATTTACGCATTTTTCACTCATCCCTTTTGCTCCTGTGCTTCGATTGGCTCATCATTAAATTTTGCCTTGCAGTGAGCGGCTGCTTTTTCGGCTTCCTCTTGGGTTTTGAAGAATTGCCAGCAATCCACTTGATCGTTTGCATAATCCCAAACCTTGGCTGCATAAAGCGTGTTGCTTTCAGTGATCAGATATTCTTTGTGTTCAACCGCTTGAACTTCACCAACGCCCAATTCACAAAGCGAACCATCAATTCCATCGTGGTCCATCCACATGCCTTCGTCTTCATCCAAATACCAATCCTCGGTATTTTTCTTTTCAACCAGAACAAACCCTTCCGGCACCGCTTGGGCTTTGGTTCTACTCAACCCAATGAGCCAAGAATCCCATGCAACTTGAGTTGGTTCATGCAAATACTCATCACACTCATCAACCGCAAAACCATAGCCTGCAAACTCAACAAGACCTGTATCAGTTAAATGCTGCTCAAATGCTTCTCTTTCTTTTTGAATATCCATCACGCATTTGCTCCTGTTAATTTTTCAATTTTTTCAGCAAGAAGGTTTGCATCAACCACCACGTAATCTTCACCGTCATTTTTTGCCCTGAATGACCAGACAGCTACCCATGATTGCAATTCATTACCAATAGTGATTACTTCCGGCACCGCTTGAGCTTTGGCTTGCCATGCATCCCATGCTGCCTGAGTTTTTGAATCATAGAATGTGTAGCTGTAATTGCGACCAGTCTCACCATCCGTGCTTAATTTTTTGCTTTCAGCCCAAGCTTTGAATCCTTTAATATCCATCACGCCACCTCATAGAAGCGTTTAGCTTCATCAAAATTTGATGTAATAAGTGGTGATGAGCCTTTTTTGTAGCATTGGACAATCTCACCATATTTAAAAACTTTGCACGCTGTTTGCAGGTCAAAGCACTGGTACATCGATTGTTTAAACCAGCCTTCCGTATAGAACATTTTATTGATGTGTTCTTTACGAGTGCTGTGCCACTGTTGCACCTGGATAAAGTCATCAAATGATTCAATCATGAAGTCATTGCCTTCAGCCAAAGTCATGGCTTTGTATCGAGCCACTGCACGATGTGCAATTTCTTTGGATGCAGCAGCTGACTGCTGATGAGGGATATCACCTTCAGGTCGTATTGCGACACACCACAATTTTTTAGATCCCATCACGCAGCCACCTTTAATATTTTTGGTGCCTGGGCACGCAAAGACTCAATTAACGATTTACCCACTTTCAAATACTGCTTAAGAAAAATCGCATAGCGTTTCTGTGCTGCAGTATTCATTTTCCCAGTGCCATCAATTTCAAGCGTTTCTTTATTTGCCATGCTGTAGCGTACACATGCAGCATGTTTAATTAATTTAGCCTGGTAGCCGCCGTTTAAAATCCAAGTTTCAAATGGTCCAGCAAGTTGGAAGTGAATATGCTTTGTGTCTTCCGGCTCAATAGCCAGGTACTTCATTTGAATTTCCATTACTGGGCACTACCCACAATCGCAGCATTAATTTTTTCAATTTCATAACGATCTACATATGCATTAATCGTTACGTCATCACGAACCACGTTTAGGATGTCCAAGAATTCAACCGAAGCATCATCAAGCTTGTATTCGACATAGATGTTGTTATCACCGCCTTGAACGTGAGCCACGCAATATTCTTCACATGTTTTGTTTTTCACCACATAAGATTCGCTTGTGATGACAACTTGAGGTTGTTCTTGCTCAATTGAAGTTTTGGCAGGTTGTGATGCGTAGATCACCGACATAACTGCGACAGCAGCCATGGCGCAAGTAGCCTTGATTAGATTTGTTTTAAGATTCATAATTGCCCCGTAAGCTTGCAAGTGTTTACGCCAAGCCCTGATTCCGTCGAAAGCATCAGGGCTTTTTAATGTTTAAAATTAAGCTGCAAATGTTCCGATACGAACTGGATTTTCAGGAAGTAATTCGATTACTTTTTCTTTAAATTCCTGCACGATTTCATTGCACAGCAATTCTTCTTTGACGATCTGGATTGAGAACACAGGCTTGTCATCATTTGTATTAATGATTAAGCGCAAAACGATAAGACGTTCATCTAAACCTAAATAGGCAGAATCATAAATTTTGAAGTAGGCAGGGGTGAATTCTTCTTTAGAGCGTGCTTCAACTTTATCAAAACGAGAACGACTTTCTGATAAATTACCAACCGAATTATCCACAGTGACCGATGAATCGATTTTCATATTGCGAATTGCCGCTAATGCTTGAGCACCAGAAATCACATTGCCATCAGCATCGGTGATTTCTAATACGCTTACCCAGTCTTCAATAAACACGGCGAAATCACGTTGCGACAATTTACGATCTTTAAGTGAGTTTAATTTTGACCAAACGACAGTAGGTTCAAGTTTTAAATTAGCCAGGTGGTCGCAATGGCCTTGTGCAAAGAACTCTTCAGAGTAATTTAAGACTGCCGTAGCACTCACATTTTTATGATCTACAAAAACTGGTGCAGTTTTAGATTGAGCATCCAATACATAAGTTTTGAAATCTTCAAGTGAAGGTGTATTTAAAGAGCCACGTGCACGATTACGACCATCCTGGTATTTTTCCAAGTCCAAAACTTTATAGTCATCATTGACAGCAACTAGATCGCCACGACCTAAGATATTAACTGGTAATGCTAGTTCAACAATTGCTTTTGCTTCTGTGTTTTCCATTTGGAAAGTTCCTATTGGTAGTTAAAAATTAAAAAAGTTTTGAATTGTTGATTAAGATCTTTCGAATTCTTTAAATAATTGGCTGGTGTGATTGGCAAAAATGGTGACGCTGCCATCGTTGTTTAAATACATAGGCGTTTCAGATGTGGTGTCTTCTGAGCGCTTACCTTTTGCAGTTGGTTCAACATAGGCAAGGGTGTGTGAAATGTTGACCTGGTTCGATTCACCAATACGTGCGATATCGATAGTCACTTTGACTTGGCCTTTTTTACCGTTAGCCACTACGCCTTGAGCAACTTCTGAAATTGCGATACCAAGTTGTTGTGCAAAATTACCGCCTGATAGGTCGGCAACGAATTGTGGTGCATCGGTTTGTTTGTTTGACATGATCTCTTCCCGTATCTGGTTATGATGTGTACGGGATTTATAGTAAACACAGTGTTTACTATAGTCAACAGATTTATTAAACATTGTGTTTATTATTTTTGTTTATTTTTACAAATTTAAAGTAAAAAAAAGACCACACAATGTGTAGTCAATTCATTTTGTTTACTTATGGATATCAGGGAAGGGGGTTTTGCACGTTAAAAGCATATGCAACCACACAAAATTCTTGATCAATCATTTCTTGAGCTGTTAATACTTCTTCAGGATATTCTTCTTTGTTTTCACTTACGATACGAACCCCACCCATAGGCATTTTATACAAGTATTTAAACTTAAATAGCCCGCCGTGATTGATCGCATAAATCTTACCATCAATAATATTTGTTTGCCCTAGATCCACATATACAGTCGCGCCATTATTAATGACTGATTTCATTGAATCACCATGTGCTGTCAAAGCATAAGCATTCTCTGGTGATACGCCATAACTTCTAAGCGTTGCCTTACCCAGTCTAAGCTTTCTAGATGGCTGCCCTACAATTTGTGGCAAAGTTCCAATCCCACAAGAAACCAAAAAGTCTTTATAGAACGGAACCTCTATTTCGTCATCATCTACATTAGTCGAAGCATCCCATTCAATAACCTTTGCAGCATTTAGTAAATCAGCCTTGTCCTCTCCATTTAATATCCAGGCTGTAGAAATGCCAAAGATAGCAGAAGCTTTAATTGCACCTGCTTTTGAAACACCCCGCTTTTTCCAGTTGGTTATTGTTTGTGGTGACTCATCTAGAATTCTGGCTAATTCCTCTTGAGTGATATTTCCAGCCGCTATAAGCAAGCGGTCTAATGATCCAGGTTTATTCATTTTTTAAGCACCAAGTAGGTTTTTCTGATTATCAACAAAAGTAAACACTTTGTGTTAAACAAGAAATTTGACTTAAATACACATTATGTTTACTATCCACTAAACATAGTGTTTAGTTGGTTTTAGTCATGTCCGTATCCAAAGACAAAGAAATCATCTTAAAACTAGGTGGTTCCACCAAAGTTGCGGAGCTTCTTGGCTTTAAGAACAAACAGCGTGTTCAGAATTGGATGGTCCGAGGAATTCCAGCTTCAATCAAACTTGAATATCCGCATTTATTTCTGAATCCAAATATCCACAAAAACAATGAAAGTGCTGCATAGGTGAATTTATGAGTCTCGAAAAGAAATCTACACATGTTCGTTTGTCTCCAGAAAACCATGAACGAGCAAAAGTTCTCTCAAATATTAAAGGCAAAGACCTTGCTCAATATCTTGCGTATTTGCTTGAGAAAGAAATCGCAGGTGAGTGGCATGTACTTAATTTACAAGCAAAATCATTTGAGCGCTTGGGAGTATCAGCTTTGTTGCGGGATTTGAGTACCGAAGTACTTTTGACAGAGGGATCGGAAGGGATTCACAGGGATTTAGGCAAAGAAAAAGCCTGATCTCGGGGATCAGGCTTTTTAATTCAAATTCGATTGGAGAAAAGAATTGAACATAGCAGCAAGTTTATCAAATTTTCAAGGGTTATCAAAGCCTTTGGGGTCAGATTCAGAGGTTTTTATGGGTGGGTATACAAAAAAACCAAACTTCATTATTGATTCGGGCTTGATGTCTGAACTCAGCGGTAATGCATACAAGGTTTTGGATTTTCTTATCCGTATGGCTTATGGATTTGGTAGCAATTCATGCCAGGTCGGTAGCAGCCTTGCTCGTAAGAAAACAGGCATCAGCAAGGAAGAAACTTTTTCTCGCGCCGTGCGTGAATTAGAGCAGCTTAAATTGATCCATGTATCTCGTAAAACTGGTGCGGCAAATACTTATACATTGACCCTTAACCACCACCGACAAATGGTAGTACCACCTATAAACGGTACTACCCCCCATGAGGGAGGGTATACCACCCCCGACAATGGGGATAAAACCACCCCCGACAATGGGGGGACTGTTAAAGATATATTTAAAGAAAACTTTAAAGAAAGTATTTATGTGCAAAACGCACATGACCAAGCAAAACAGGATCAAGTTCTTGTTGAGCAAAAATTAGAAGCTGATCGTCTTGGAAAACAAAAAGCGGAACAGGAAGCGAAAGCCGAGTTGGAAGCCAAGGCAAAAGCAAAAGCGGAATCAGAAAATCAACTTCTGAAAAACTTTGAATTGTTTTGGTCTGCATACCCAAACAAGAAATCAAAAAAACCAGCATTTGAAAAATTCAAACGCATTGATTTCAAAAAGACCTCATTTGAATCGATCATGGTTTCACTTGAAAAACAAAAGCAGTCAGATGATTGGACCAAGAACAGCGGTCAATACGTACCAATGCCAACGACTTGGATTTTCAACGAACGTTGGGCTGATGAGATTCAAGCACCTGCTCAACAGCAACACACTGACGTAAACGCCTACTGGACTGAAAAACTACAAGCGCAAGAACCAGCAACTAATTTTGTGCCAACACTGGTACTTGGTGAGGAGTTCAACTGAGATGACTTCAATGTTTAAATTAGAGAATTCAACGGCGATTTGCCCGACTCATCAAGTGAATATGGTTGTTATTGCCGGTAATACAATTTGCCCAAAATGCGCGACTGAAGCTGTACAGAAATCAAAAATAAATGAAGCGAATGCACAATCGGAACAATGGATCAGCACTCGCACAAAACAGGCATTTTTCCCGCGCCGTCATGCTGAATGTACTTTGAAAAGTTATTCGGTGAAAACACCAGGTCAGCAAGTTGCACTTGAAGCATGTGTGAATTTTTCAAAAGATTTGGAAACAGGTCTGAATAAGAATTTGATGTTGGTTGGAAGCACCGGCACCGGTAAAACACATTTAGTTTGTGGTACTGGGCGTTACTTGTTGCGATCTAAGAAAAGTGTTCGTTACATCACCAGTGCTGAAATTGCTGAAAAGATCATGGGCAGCTGGAACCGTAAAGACCAAACAGAACAATCCGTAATTGATGAATTGGCTTCTTATGATTTGCTGATCGTTGATGAGGTGGGTCTGCATGATTCAAGCGCTAGTGCTGATGGTAAAGCTAAAAGCATGAACGATATGAAACGTGAAGCTGTACACAAGTTGCTTTACAAGCGATATGACGACATGAAAAGCACAATCCTTGTATCTAACTTTGATGCACCGGCATTAAAAAAATGGATGGGTGACCGTTTATGGTCCCGTTTTCACGATAACGGATCTCGATTGGTTGAATGTATTTGGGCTGATGCTCGTACAGGTGGTGCAGCATGAATTTTACAGCTCAACATATTCGACAAGCGCTTATTCAAATTGCTGAAAACAAGGGCCGTCCACATTACACACTTGAAGTGGTCCGTTCGGTTATTGAGGCATTTCGTGCCGGTGTTCACCATCCGCTTAAATCTGCGGTGATGAGCGAGCAAATCATGTTGCCGGTGGTAAAAGGGTCTCTTGATCCGCGCCAGGATGAATTGAAAGAATTTTGCGCTCGAAGTGGGATTAATCGAATTCTTGCAAATATATCTGGCCTTCACATAACCACCATTTGTTCATATTTAAATGGCAATCGCCCTTTGACTGATGATGCTTGGACCAAATTGTCTCGTTCCTTCAAAAAGGCTGATCAGGCGTATTTGGAAAAGAAGCAAGCTGCTGCAAAGAAAGGCTCATATAAGAAAGACACTTGCGGAACCATTAATAAGTATCGCTGCGGATGTCGTTGTGGGGCATGCAAGGCTGCTCATGCACACAATAAGAGTTTAAGTGGCGGTGATGCACTTAATGCTCAGGCAAAGCGCTTAAAAGAGATTACAGCTAAATATTGCGGGGCTATGGCATGAATACTAAAGACTCTTCAAAAACAACATTTGACGATCAGATGAATCTACTTTTGTTTGCTTGTCATGCAAGTACACCTTTCACGATAAAGGATGTGCAAGAAGCAGTAATGGAATTTCATAGAAACACCATCTACAGCCTTCTTCAAAGCTTTGTTAAATGGAATTACTTGGAGCGCACATCTACCAATCATTACCGCGCTACTCAGTATGCAAAAGACATTATGAATGTTAATGGGCGGATTACAGGATGAATAAAAATAAACAAATTCGTGCCTGGCTAGAAATGGGTGTAGGTCGTGCTACAGCATTAGCGGTGGTTTTGAAATGCTCACGCCAATTCATTAGCAAGGTTTCCACGTTGACTAAGGGTATTTCAGAAAACCAATGGAGCGCGATTAGCTACGGTATTTCGATTGTCGAGATGGATGAGAAAAGTAATCAGAAAAAGATAGAGCAAATCATTGTTAAGGCTGCTCACTTAAGCCACAGCAAGGATTGTGAAATTAAGCAGTTTGCTCTGGTTGAGCTTGATAAGTGGATTGAAGCATTGGGAGGAATTGAGCGATGAGTGACATTGTTTATGAATTTTCAGGTTCAAGTAATTGGTTTGTAGTGCATGAGCGCCTATGTGGTTATGCCATTTTTATGGACCATCAATTTCAAGCTGAATTTCTTAGCCAGGAAGATGCAGAAAAATTTATCTCAGATGTAGAGAATTGCCAATGAAAGAACAATTCGAAAAATTCTTTATGAGCCAACCGTTTTACCTGCAGTTGAAATATATCCACGGCGACCGGTTATTTGATTTTGATGTGGGGATTGGTTATCGCAATTTAACTGTTCAGGTTGGGTATGTGTGTTGGTGTAAAGAAGATAGGGAGTTTGTGATTTGAAAATCCTCATCGGTATCGATACTGGTGTTCATACAGGCTTCGCCGTGGCATTCGACCATGGTGAAGGTGGTGTGCTTCAAAAGGTGGAAAGTCTCAGTATTACTCAAGCCATGCAAAGTGTTCTTGAATTGGAAGATGAGCACGATCTTAAAGACATCATGCTTTATATCGAAGATGCGCGAAAACGTACATGGTTTGGTGGTGCTGATGCTCGACAAGCCAGAAGTGGGGCAGGAATTCGTGAAGGCGTTGGATCGGTTAAACGTGATGCACAGATTTGGGAAGATTGGTGCACTGAACAAGGTCTTAATTTCAAGATGATTCACCCGGCTGCTAATGCAACAAAAATGAAAGCAGCAGATTTTACACGTAGGACCGGTTGGACTGGTCGCACGAATGAGCATGCACGTGATGCAGCTATGTTGGTATTTAAAAGATATTGGAAGGCTTGAGGGATTATTAATGAACGCAGCATTAGAAACAAGAAAACATTTTACGATTGCAATTAATTGGGGTGATCGAAAACTTGAGCAATGGCTAGAGCAATACGGATCATATCTTCTACTTGATAATAAACCTGAATTTCTAGGTGCTAAAAGTGTGCTGGCAAGCTTAATGGACTCGGTGACTGGTGTTAGTAGTGACCGCAGACGTAGAGTGCTACCACGATGCAACATAAGCATTCATGAGGTGATGGCCATCGAGGATTTACTTTCACATGCAAAGTCGACTGATACCAATAAGGTTAATGATTGGCTAGGTGTGGTTATCTTGTATTACGTGAAAGGTTACTCAGAGGAAGATATTGCAGCTGAATTTGATATGACTATGTATGCGGTGAAGCGAGATAAAATGATGGGGATTTTAAGACTCGCAACTCGTTTTAAATTAAGTAGTTTTTTGACTGATTAAACACTTGCTTTGTCGACAGCATATCTTTATATTTAGTGTATGGTGGCAAGTTGTTACGATTTGCACCGCAGGATTCCATAAATAAGCTCATCGAAAGGTGGGCTTTTTTAATGTTTGGTAAAATTATAATTTTTTATGCCATTGATACTTTATATGTACTGAATTATAACTAAAACTTACAATAGGTTAACAATGGGTCAAACCATGGAAGGGAACAGAATTATTGTTTTAAGTAGTATATTTTTAATATGCTTATGCTTTCTATGCAGTTACGTTTATTTTGACTTAAAGGAAAAAAAGTCAGAAAGGATAAAACAATTGATTGAGGAAGCTGAATTTTCTTTATCTAATGTTAATAAAGATAAGTAAGTAACTCTATGTATTGATGAAATCTCGGTCATTTGATTAGTTTTTTTAAACTACTCAATTATTGCTGTATGGTGAAAAGAAAAACTACCCAAAGAAGGCGAGTAAAAACATTTTTCATGCATTCTTTATACTTTGTTATCGAGATTCAGGTGTTATATTTTTACTACTCCAAGAAGATGAAGCAGTAAAAATAATTAAATGGTAAACAAAATATTGGCCCGCTTAATTCCCCGATTAAGCGGGCTTTTTATGTTTAGAATTTATTGCATGAAAAGAAAAGTAACTTAAATTCACTGTATGAAACAGTTTCTCTATATTTCCTATACTTTCTGGTCAAATTTTTGGTGCTATTTTGATTTTGCGAATACAAGAAATCGCATGTAAAAACGAAGAAAATGACTGCAGCACAGGCCCACTTATTTGAAGGAGTAAGTGGGCTTTTTAATTCCTATAAAAAGACACTCACTCTGCTGAGGTAATCAAGATGCTAAAACTCTTAATGTGCTTATTCGGCCTTCATGGTGCGACTGAAATCGATTACACGGTTGATGATGAAGAAATCAAGGTGTGTCGAGATTGTTTGAAAGAAGTTTAAGACCCTCGCCACTTCGGTGGCATTTGCCGAACGTATTACGGCACACAAGACCCCGCTGAGATAACAAACTTGGCGGGGTTTTTCTTTTATTTATTGCTGATAAAAATATGAATACATACGAAGCACAGAAAACTATTAATCAATAAGTACCAGAGCTCATCTCGTGAGTTTATGAAGATACTAGATAAGACTAATTTGATGTTGAGCATGCAGAATGGTGATATTTTTTAGATTCTCATTAATAAACAATAATTTATTAATTTTTAAAAATTAAGGAAAAATACATGCTATCATGCCTATACAGTGCTTGGAGGTATTGTTATGGGCCATGAAGAAAACACAATATTAAGTAGAACAAGAGTAATTAAGGCAGGCAAAACCTTAATAGATAAAACTTCGCCCGAAGAAAAGAAAACAGAGGCATTGGAGATTCTTTCTGAGTGGCGGTCTTATCACGCTAAACCCTTGGATGCTTTTCAAAAATATATTAGAACTAGGGATATCTGTGTTAAGCGTAAAGCAATTATCGCTCAAAGACTTAAGCGCTTACCTTCAATCATTAGTAAGCTTGAGAGAATGCCATCAAACAATCTTGCAAGAATGCAAGATATTGGGGGTATTCGGGTGGTATTACCCTCAATAGCGGATGTGCTTGCTTTGCATAGCGAGGTTTTGATTAAGCCGAACAATAGATTTTTATTTACCCCTAAAATGCCGGCAAAAGACTACATAACCAACCCAAAGCCAGATGGCTATAAAAGTATTCATCAAGTTTTTGAATACAAGAGGGATGAGGTTAATAATACTGCCGGGTTGTGTATTGAGCTTCAGATAAGAACTGCTTTGCAGCATGCATTTGCCACAGCGGTTGAAACGCTTGGTATGGTAGAAAGACTTTCATTTAAAACTGGGCAAGGAAGCGAAGACTTTAAGACATTTTTTAAAGTTGTTAGCGCGTTGTTTTCTCACAAGGAAAAAACTACGGTACTTGATGAATATAAAGAAAAAACCATTTCTGAATTAATTGTATTAGCAAAGGAATTAGAGTCAAAACTACAAGTCTTTCACAAGTTGCAAGGCATTGCGCTAACTGCGAGAAATATTGATAGTGATGGGAAGTGGAGTTCTAAAAAGTACCAATTATTAGAACTACAAAATCTAGAGGATAGTTGGAAGATACGAATAAGAGAGTTCAAGGAGTCGGATATTGATCTAGCTGAAATGTTGTACGCATCTTTAGAAAAAAAGTATAAAGATGATGAAAACATGGATGTTGTTTTGGTATCGGTTGGTGATTTAAAGGCAATCAAGAGGGCTTACCCCAACTACTTTCTAGATACTAACGACTTTATTGCCAAGTTGAAGCACATATTTGAAAATGGAATTTAATTCCCGAATAACAACCACCTTCGGGTGGTTTTTTAATGGATAAATAAACCCTCGCCACAACTCCAGCGGCATTTTTGCAGAACGTATTACGGCACACACCCTGCTCAACTAAATAACTGAGTGGGGTTTTTCTTTTCTTATTGGTGGTGTCCCATGGATGTAGTCGACGCACAAAGAACTCTAAATGCATTGCACGATGAGTTAGAGAAATACCAAAACCTTAACCGGGCATTTATGAATAGCAAACAAATGGTCGCTATCGATGAAGTGATGGCTTGTATTCGTATGCGTATGAAGAACATTCAATCCAATTTGAATCAGGGATAGCGCCGTGGATGCAGGTGATAAAGAAAGGCTTAACGCATTTAAGCGTGATCTATATCGAGACATAGCTAATCGCAAACGATTGTTTGAGGCTGAGACTGGCTTAGCGATTAAAGATATTGATCTGGGCTTTGTGGATATATCAACCGTAGATCGCCCTGTTGATTATCTTCTTAATGAAATCATAGTGACTGTGAGTGATCCGGATGACCTGTGCATCGTGTGAAGCAAGACGTGAATGGATGAAGAAACAATATGAGCGATCAAAAGAAAGAATGCGGTTGTGCATCGAACGACTTACTAATCCAACTGATCGAACAGAACAACCAGTTAATAAAACAAAACAATCAACTGATTCAGATTAACTATGAACAGAACGCACAGATCAATGAGCTATTGATGCAGTTAGATGATGAAGATGAAGACAAACCTAAGTCTGGCTATTTGGATGATTAGATATGGCAAAGCTGCAACGACTTCAACCCAGACTTCAAACGGTTAAGCCTACACAATCAATCGAACCCAAAAAGAACTGGGGTTCTGGTCGTGGTGGCAGACCATGGCGACGATTGAAAGACAAGATACATCTACGTGATCAATACACATGCCAGTGCTGTGGTTTGGTCACCATGCAACTAGAGTTGGATCATATTGTGAATCAAGCTCAAGGTGGCAATGATGATGAATCCAATCTTCAATCGCTTTGCCCGCCGTGTCATTTGAAAAAAACACAGAAGGAAAGTAAGGCGTAAAAGCTCTAAGTTGGTGCGTCTGTGTGAGTGGGTGGGGGGAGGTAAAATCTTTAAAATCAAAAGGTAACGGACACCACCTGCCATCTCACTTATAAAAAAATTTCCCTTTTCAGAAAAAGTTAACTTTTAAAGTTGAGGAATCGCAATGGCTTTAACAGCAAAAAGTAAAGCGTTTGCTCAAGCCGTTGTTGATGGTATGAGCAACAAAGATGCAGCAATATCAGCAGGATACAGTGAAAAAACTGCAATGCAGCAAGGTTCAAAACTTGCAAAACAACCTGAAGTAATCGCCTATATTGCAAAGTTGAAGGCTGACAAAAAGTTAACTTCTACAAATGAAAAGTTAACTTCTTCAAAACCCAAGCCGAGCAGCAATGTTCAGGTCGTAAAAGTTGAAAAAATAGAATCGGGTCCCGAGCAAGCGCATGGTCAATTTGTTGGCCGTGATGAGATTGCAATTGGTGCACCTGAAGATCCGCTTGAATACTTAAAAATGGTTTGGATGGATGAAGAAGAAGATCCAAAATTAAGACTCGATGCTGCAAAAGCTGCAATGCCATATATTCACGGCAAGGTTGCAGAGAAAGGTAAAAAAGAAACCAAGGCTGATGAAGCTAAGGCAGCCGCAAAAGGTGGTGGCAAATTTGGAACACTAGGCTCTCAATTAAGAAGTTAAAAATATGTCAGCAATGCTCCCAGACTGGACAACCGCTTGCCCAGATTGGGAGAAGCGTATTGTTGCAAAAGAATCACTCATGCCATGCAAGCCGTTATTTCCTGAAGTGGCGGATATTGCTTTAAGTATTTTTAATGAATTAATCCTGGTCGATGTGATGGATAGCCCTAAAATGGGTGATGTCACATTGCAATGGGTATTGGATTTTGTTCAGGCCATCTTTGGTGCATACGATCCAGTAGAAAAAAAGCGTTTAATCCGTGAATTCTTCTTACTGATTTCCAAGAAAAACACAAAGTCTACGATTGCTGCGGGAATCATGATGACTGCTTTGATCTTAAATGATCGAATGTCAGCTGAATTAATCATTCTTGCACCAACAAAAGAAGTTGCAGACAACTCGTTTAATCCGATTCGTGACTTTATTCGTGCAGATCCAGAACTATCAGAGATGCTTAATATCTCTGAGCACACCAAGACGGTTACTCATTTGGGTACCGGTGCAACATTAAAAGTAATTGCCGCAGAAAGTAACGCAGCAGCCGGTAAAAAAGCTTCAATTATTTTGATCGATGAGATTTGGCTTTTTGGTAAACGTGCCAATGCTGAATCCATGTTTCGTGAAGCAAAAGGTGGTCTGGCATCACGTCCTGAAGGTTGTGTGATCTATCTGTCTACCATGTCAGATGAAGTGCCATGTGGTGTATTCAAACAACTTTTAGATTATGCCCGGGATATCCGCGACGGCATCAAAGTTAATAAACAGTTTTTACCGCTGATTTATGAGTTTCCAAAATGGATGCTCGAAGCCGGTGAACATTTAAAGATTGAAAACTTTTATATCACCAATCCAAATTTGGGCGCATCTGTTGATCTGGATTACCTGATCAATGAGTTTGAAAAGGTTAAGGATGCAGGTGAGGAGTCATTAAGAGACTTCTTGGCCAAGCATTTAAACGTCGAAATCGGCATGAACCTACGTGCAAACCGGTGGGCAGGTGCTGAATATTGGCTGCAACAGTCGAAGAATTTCACTTTAAGCAAATTGATTGATCAATCGGATGTGATTACTGCCGGTATCGATGGCGGTGGTCTGGACGATTTGCTCGGATTTGCTGTACTTGGACGACATGCGAAAAGTCGTAAATGGTGGCTTTGGAATCATGCCTGGTGCTTGCGGATAGCTTTAGAGCGTCGAAAAGAGAATGCACCTAAATATTTAGACTTTGAAGTTGAAAAAAGTTTAACGATTGTGGATTCCGTAGGACCTGATATTGATCAGCTTGCCCAGTATGCAAAGCAGGTTTATGACAGCGGCAAGCTCGATAAGATCGGACTCGATCCTTTGGGTCTTGGTGGTCTTTTAGATGGCTTGCTTGCTGTTGGTATTCCACAAGAACAGATGATTGCTGTAGCGCAAGGGTACAGGCTCGCAGGGTACATTCAAACGACTGAACGCAAGTTAGCGGAAGGTAATTTATATCATGCAGGTCAAGACTTAATGACCTGGTGTGCCGGCAATGCTCGAATCGTTATGAAGGGCAACGGCATGATGATTTCAAAACAAGAATCAGGTACTGCAAAAATTGACCCTTTGATTGCGACATTTAACGCCGTGTCTTTGATGAGCTTAAACCCAGAGCCCATAAACAAAGATTACGAAATACATTTCATATAACCGCCTTCAATGGCGGTTTTTCATTTTAAGGAGAGCCTTATGTCCGCTCTACATAAAACGTTTGGCTCTGTCGAGATTAAGAGTCTGGATGAGCAAAAGCGAACCTTTAAAGGGGTTGCAAGCACACCTAATCAAGATCGTGCCAAGGATGTGATGGTGCCTAAAGGTGCGGATTTCGATTTGCCAATGCCATTACTTTTTCACCACGACCCGCGTTCAGCTATTGGGCATGTGACAAGCGCCAAAGTCACGGCAAATGGCATTGAGGTTGAGATCCACATTCCTGATATTGAAGAGGATGGTGACCTTAAGCGTGAAGTGGATAAGGCATATCAGTCCTTGAAATACGGATTAGTTAAAGGCCTATCGGTCGGTTTTATTCCGAATTGGGATGAAGCGGAAATGATTAAAGGGGGCGGCATCCAATTTAACTCATGGGAATGGTACGAGCTTAGTTTGGTGACTATCCCTTGTAACCGTGAATCAGAAACAGAATTTTCAAAAGCATTTGAGGCACACAAAGCCGCGTTGGGCGAAAAACCTCGAGACGTTCCAGATGGCGATTCATCTGAACAAAAACACGTAGTCGTTAAATTAAATTGCCCAACAAAGGGTGGAGTGAGATTAGTATGAATAAATATTTAAAACAGTTGCTTGATGCTTTGGCTGCTAAAAACTTAGAGCTTCAAGGCCATATCACCAAATCATTAGATGGTGGTGCAACGCCTGATGAAGAAACTGAAAAGTCTATTCAAGCGGTTGAGGTAGAAATCGAAGCAATTGAAAAAAATATTGCTCGTGTGAAAAAGCAGATTGAAGAAGTGGAAAAAGCTAAGTCAAATCTTCAAGAACCTGAACCTACCCCGGGTCAAGATCCAGCACCAAAAATTGAAATCGTTAAAACCTTGGAAAAGGGTATCGGCTTTGCACAGTATGCGCGTGCAAAACTTGTAGCAGCTCTTGAGGCTAAAAAAGGCCATTACATCGCACCGGTTGATATGGCAAAACAGCTTGGTTTTGGGGATGAAGTACAAGACCTGGTGAAAAAAGCCACTTTGGGTACCACTACTGATTCAGGTTTTGCCGCCTCACTTGTTACTGAAAACCGTTTAGTTGGTGAATTTGTTGACATGCTTCGCGCTGCGACTGTATTTGATCAGCTTTCTGGTTTCCGTGCAGTACCGTTTAACTCGAAAATCCCAAGCCAATTAACCGGTGGTCAAGCGCAATGGGTAGGTGAGGGTGCTCCAAAACCTCTAACTAACCCAACTTATAGTGAAGTGGAAATCAAAGAGCACAAGCTTGCAGCCATCACTGTTTATACCCAAGAATTAATGCGCCGCTCTGATCCATCTGTAGACATCTTGGTTCGTGATGACTTGATTGAAGCTTCAAAAACTTTGATTGATAACACCTTCCTTGATGCAAGTGCTGCTACTGCGGTTCGCCCTGCGGGTGTATTGGATGGTGTAGTGGAAACAGCGAATACAGGGACGACGGCAGCAAACTACGAAGCCGACTTATTGGCTTTGGTGGATAGCTTTGTGACTGCCAATCTTTCTCTGGATGGTGCGTACTTCATTATGTCTGAAACGCGTGCTGCTCAAATCAGCTTGCTTCGTGATGCTCTAGGTCGCAGTTATTTTGAAGGCATGGCACTTCGCGGCACACGAACACTAATGGGTATTCCTGTAATCACTTCTCAAACCGTTGGTGACAAGATTATTCTTGTTAAGACTTCTGAAATCCTACTTGCCCAAGATGGTGGTGTGGATGTGTCTTACTCTGACCAAGCAACTTTGGTCGATGGCTCTACAACTCACCACTTATGGCAAGAAAACAAATTTGCGGTGCGTGTAGAGAAGTTCATCACCTGGGCAAAACGCCGCCCAATCGCAGCGGCATTCCTAGATTACGGTGTGTAATTTATTTTTTGCTTCAAAACAGCTCCTTAACGGGGCTGTTTTTATATCTAAGCATCACAATTGTTTAGCTATAGGAACAGTCTATGAAAATTAAATATTTAAAGATTATGCACAACGCTAATCCTGGTGAAGTACGTGAAGTGACCGATTTTGAGGCAAATATTCTGATTAAAACAGGAGTTGCTGAAGCGTTTGTTGAGCCTAAAAAGACAACACCAAAACCAAAGAAAGAAGTTAAAACTGAAGAATAAGGCGGTAAATAATGGGCATTTTTGGCAATTTATTTAAGAAAAAATCGCTTCAAGGTGTCCAATCTGGTGGCGGTTGGAGATCTCTTTTTGTTCAAGAACCCTATTCGGGTGCGTGGCAAAAGAACGATGAATTAACACGTGAAGATGTAACTGCACACCATGCTGTTTTTGCTTGTGTATCTTTAATTTCACAAGATATTGGCAAGATGCCGATTCAATTAAAGAAGCGTGAAAAAGGTGTACTTGTTAACGTAGAGATACCAAGCAAGTTCCGAGTATTAAAAAAACCGAACCGCTTTCAGATATGGCAACAATTCAGCGAAAATTGGACTACATCGCTTTTGCTTCGTGGAAATACTTATGTTCTTAAGCGCCGTGATATTTTTGGCGAAGTGACTGAGCTGGTAGTCTTGAATCCAGATATGTGTAAGCCATTGATTGACGATAATGGAAATGTGTTTTATCAGCTGAACAATGACCGTTTAACACAAACTGAATCGGTAATCGTTCCAGCATCTGAAATTATTCATGATCGTATTAACTGTTTTTATCATCCTTTGGTTGGCTTAACACCAATTATGGCGTGTTCACTGGCTGCTGGTCAGGGTATCGAGATTCAAAGGAATTCTCGCAATCTCTTTAGAAACAACAGTAGACCTTCTGGTGTATTAACAACGCCTGGATCTATTACTAATGAGAAAGCTGCTGAATTACGCAAACAATGGAATGCAAATTATTCAGGCGCTAACCTCGGTGGAACTGCAGTGCTGGGTGATGGTGTAACTTTTCAAACTATTACCGTTTCTGCTGCTGATTCACAACTTATTGAACAATTAAAAATGACGGCTGAAATCATTTGCTCAGTCTTCCATGTACCATTGTTTAAAGTTGGTTTAGGGCCTACACCTTCAGGCAAAATTTCAGATTTAAATGAAATTTACTATTCAGACTGTTTGCAAAGTCCAATTGAAGCACGTGAAAACTTATTGGATGATGGATTGGGTCTACTAGATAGTGGATTGGAAGCATTTTTAAATATTAATGTGCTAATTCGCATGGACTCAACATCACAAATGGCACGATTGAAAGAAGGTGTTGGTGCTGCGATCCTAACGCCAAATGAAGCGCGAGTAGAAGTCGGTTTGTTGCCAATACCTGGTGGCGATACTGTTTATATGCAGCAGCAAAACTATTCAGTTGCGGCATTGGCTAAACGTGATCAAAAAGAAGATCCATTTAGTAAAGAATCGACAGCCAAAACAGAGCCAAAACCTACTGAAGCAGACTCGAAAAGCTTATATAAAGGCGTTTTTAAGTCTGAAAATCAATATGAAATCGGGCAGTTTGTCACTAAAAATGGCTCACTTTGGCATGTTGAAAAAGCTCACTTAGGCGAGTTTGACCATGAAAACTTTAAATTAGTGCAAAAGAAATGGGGTGAGTCATGAGCATAGTTACTTTGCCAGAGGTTAAAGAGCATTTGCGCTATGACACTGATGATAATGACTCGATGTTGGAAATGTATATTAAGGCCGCTGAAAATGCGGTTTTAAATTATGTGACTGATAAATTCGAGGGTGAATATCCTGATGTGGTAAAGCATGCAGTTCTACTTATGGTCGGTATGTTTGATACCGATCGAGAGCCAAGCAAAGATTCACCCATTACTGACAATTATTTGCCGGCACCAGTTCGTGCTTTGCTTTATCCATATCGCACACCAACGGCTATATAGGTGATTTATGCAATCAGGCAAATTACCCCATCGAATCACCATCGAGTACGAAACAGAAGGTGATCAAGATCAGGTCACAGGTTATGTGCCTGTGATCTGGACTGAATTCACAAAAGTTTGGGGAAAACTCGAAGCGTTATCCACAAAAGATCAGCTTCAAGCTCAGGCCATTAATTCAAGCATGACAGCGCGTTGCAAGATTCGATATAGCTCAACAGCAAGTCGGATCGATTCAACCATGCGCGTGCTGTTCCGTGGCAAGTACTGGAAGATTGACGGTGATCCGATTCCAGATAATCAAAGCGGTCTTGAATGGCTCACGTTAAACCTGAGTGAAGGGGAATCGTCATGGCAGCAGTCGACTTAAACGTACAAGGTTTTGATGAGCTGAATCGAAAACTTCAACAACTCGCAAACCCACGAAAGGCTAAATCAATAGCGCGTAAAGCAGCACGTCAAGCAATGAATATTGCCAGAGACGCGGCACGTACAAATGCAAAAGCGATTGATGATCCAAAAACACGCGAGAAGATTCACAAAAACATTGCTGTCGCCGGCGGCAAGAGTCGTAACCCTAACGAAATTATTATGAGGGTTGGTGTAAAAGGTGGTGCCTCGTTCTCAAATCCAAACCCACCAAGTTTAAGCGGTGGAGACACACGGCATTGGCGCTGGGTCGAGTTTGGTTCATCGAACAATCCTGCTGTACCGTTTATGCGTCCTGCACTTTCCACAAATCTTGATCAAATCACATCAAAGTTTGTTCAGGTTTTTGATGATGAGATTAATAAAGCACTGGGGACCTTATGACAGCACCTATTTTTATGTTGCTTGAGGCAAGCGACGAAGTTAAGTCCTTTTTAAAAAAAGGAAATGAGTCGCTTAGAGCTTATGAATTTGGTTTAGCAAAAGACAAACCAACCACGCCGTATTTAGTTTGGCAGGATATTTCAGGCGATCCACAAAACAATTTAGATTGCCCGGCAAAAACTGACCACATAACCATCCAAATTGATATTTACACCACAAACCCTACTCAGCTTTCTCTAATAAAAGAGGCGGCACGAAAGGCTCTTGAGGTTGATAACTCATGCACAGTGACAAGTTTGCGCGGTAATGAGCGAGAGCCTGAAACAAAGCTCTATAGAACTGGTTTCGATAGCAATTGGTTTGTAGATAGATAAACAAAATTTTCCACATAGCACCCAACCGGGTGCTTTTTTTATGCCAAAAATTTGAGGAGTAGCTACTCATGGCGAAAAAAGGCGTTTTATCAAACGGCACAGCGGTATGGATTGTCCATGGTACTGTTCCAACATTAACCAAGATGGCTTGTATAAAAGCTTTAGTTTTGGGTGATGATAGTTCTACTGAAATTGACAATACCTGTCTGGAAGAAACAAGTACTAAAACTTCTGAATATGGACTCAATACACCAGGTGAAGGCTCAATTCAGATTGATACTGATCCTAAAAATTTATCACATATGACTTTGTTGCAACTGGCTGCCGAAAAAGCGGAAGTTCAAGTTTATGTTGGGTGGGCTGATGGTATTGGGGAGCCAACGCTCACAGTTGATGATGTGGAATTACCAACTACTCGTACATGGTCGCACTTCACCGCAATTGTTCGTAAAGGATCGCCAGTATTTGCAACCGATGCCTTGGTGAATCACACAATCCCTATGAAGCGTCAAACTGAAGTAACTGAAGAATTTAAGGTGGCTACACCATGAAGAAATTAAATACCTCTGCATTACTTGCTTTATCTGGAGCAGCCTTATCAGATTTAGTGCCAAAGGCTCCAAAATTCATTATCAATGATGAACAGATGGAAGCTGATGTGCTGGTCAAATCATTAAGTTACGATCAAGTAACTCATATGTTTGAAGGCTGTGATGCTGAAAAGATTACGGTTGCTGATGTCGTTAAAAAACGTGTTTTGTTGACAGTATTTAATGCTGAAACAAAAGAGCCATTATTCCCTGATCTTGAAGCAGTTGGTCAAACTCATCCAGCCATCATTAATGCACTTCATGATGCTTCGGATGAAGTAAATGATTTTTTGGGAAAGAACAAGTTGAAGTTGAAAAACATGAACTCTGGTGCGAGCTCGTCCTCAACGGAATTGGTGGCAAAACCATTGAACAAGCCAAAAAGAAAATAACACCAAAAGAGCTTCGTTTGTGGCAAGCATACCGTCATAAATATGGCTCTTTAAACCTTGGTCGCCGTATAGAGCAGGGTGTGGGTAATCTATATGCGCTCTATGTGAATGGTAAGGTTGATCCGGATAAGAGGGTTGATGCTCGAATATTCATGCCTCACGAAGAAGTCCAAGAGCTAACTTTTGAAGAAGAAAGGATGAAAGCCATTAAAAAGAAATCAGCTTAGGTTGGTTTCTTGCTCCTCATATGCAAGGAATGCTCTGCAAATTTGCAGAGGCGATATGAAAATTTGCATATCATAATCGAGACACTCAGATTGAGGGTCTGGAGGCACTTCTCATATATGAGCCTTGACCCTCAGGTTGAGGGTCAAGGTAACGACACTCAATTTGAGGATGGTTAGTACCGACCTTCTAGCGCGTCAAGTCTAATAACTGAGTCATACTCGAAAGCTTCAAGATCCGTAACAGCCTCCTCGATTTTTTCAAGACGCTCGTTTAGATCTTTGAGCTTTAGCAACTCATTAAGCACCGATTTAGCCCAAGCTTCCAGCTTATCAGGGTCGGTAATATTTTTTGGATTGGTTGGTTCGGGAAGATTGTCGAGTTCAAATGTTCTCTCTAGCCGCAATTGAGCTTCAGCATTAATAGATCTGCTGTTTCGCTTGGCAGCATCAACTATCTGCTGTTTTAGCCCAGATGGTATGCGTAAATTAAACTGAACATCTTCAGACATTTTCTAGTCCTAATATTTTGATAGCAATTGTTAGCAAAATATGTTGACACAAGTTTGAATTGTTTGCTATGTTAGCAATTGTTAGCTAGTGCTAACATTAAGATGGAGTCAGAAATGGCAAGACAAGATCCACAGGTAAACGTGCGTATACCTGAAAAAACTTTAGAGCGGTTCAAAGAGGAAACTCAGAAAGATCGTAGAACTATCACAGCTCAGCTAAATATGATCATTGAAGAATGGTTAGAAAAGCGAGAAAGCCAAAACGAAGCGAAAGCATGAAATCAACAGACAACAAAAAAGCCCAGACTTTCGACGGACAGGGCTTTGATGTGGTCACAATAGGAAAAGTAACTATGTCTAATTTAACACAAAATCTAGTAAATCCAAATACTCAACCGTTGGTTATTGGTGAGTTCTCGGTTCGTCAAGACGAAGATGGTCGCTATTGTTTACATGACTTGCATAAGGCAAGTGGGGCGCTAGAAAAGCACCAGCCGGCATTCTTTATGCGCAACAAGCAAACTAAAGACTTGATTGATGAAATAGAGCGATCTGCAAATTTGCAGATCGACCAAACCCACTCTGCAAATTTGCATAGTGCTGTAAAAATAGTTAAAGGTGGGGATGTTTTAAAGCAAGGCACATACGTTGTAAAAGAATTGGTCTACTCATATGCCATGTGGATTTCTGCAAAGTTTCATTTAATGGTTATTCGTGCTTACGATGCGATGGTGATGAAGCTTCTCGGTAGTAAAGCGGAACAAACATTAATTACTGATAAAACCACCAAGAAGGAACGCGTGCCCCTAAAAGATGCTGTAAACATGTTGGTGGGCAAGGCACAGTTTTTAAATTATTCAGATGCCTATAAATTAATCCATCATCGTTTTAATGTGGAGCATATTGAGGATATTCCTCAAGAGAAAATTCCGGAAGCTGTTGAATATGTTCATCGCTTAATGGGTGAGTATATTCCTAAGGTTGAAAGGATTGATCCAGAGCAAAGATCACTTGAATTGTTAGCGGCAGATACTACCAATAAAGTACATGACTGGATTTATAGCCTGTGTGAAGAACTTAAGAAACTTAAAGGTAATGTCCCAGAGTTTCCAGTTTTTGATAAAGAGACTATTGCTCGGGCTGTAGTAACACGTATTGTTCAAGGTCAGCGAATGCTGCTTAATATTAGTTATCAGACTGGAAAGCCTGAAATTCAATTTATACCAAACAATGCTTGGATTTTGGATGAGCAAAATATTGCAAAAATTATTGGGGATCGAGAAGGGCCAAAGAAAGAATTACTGCCTGATATTGTTCAAGCGGCAATGAATCGACTGGTTAAATAGATAAGCAATAACAGACAACCTCCTTCGGGAGGTTTCTTTTTGTGCGATAAATTAGTATCTTATGGCTACTCATAAAAGGATATTCATATGAAAAAACTACTTCTATCGGGTTTGTTTGCATTAATGGCAATACCGTACGCTAGTGCTGAAATAGTTAAAAATGGAGCAGGCGATAAGATTGAGCTTAAGGCAAACGGAACTTGGGTGAAGATCCCTTTAACAGCTGAGGATTTTCTGAATGATGGGCAGAAGTATGTATTGAAATTAGATGATGGAAATAAGCAGCCAGTGGATGTGGATGTGTATCCAGATATAACTTTAATGGGTGTGGTTAAGCCGCTAAAAAAAGAAGATGTAGCTTTTAGGATTAAGATGGCATCGTTAAACGCTCAATATAAACTTAAAAATAAGTATTCATATAAGCCCAAAGATGTTTATTTAACACAAAAAGGCAGGGATTTAAAAATCAGAATTTCTTTTACTGGGGATAATAGTTATGGGGCAGCCGTAGCTACTAGTTATGAGTCCTCGTTCTATATTGAGGAAAATGGAAAAATAAAACAAACATCATCCATGCTTGATTGATTTTTTGAAAATATTGAACCGCCAATTAGGCGGTTTTTTTACGCCTAGAGGTTTATATGAGCACCAAACTTGGAACATTAACGCTAGATCTAATTGCTAAGATTGGTAATTTTACAGGCCCAATTAGAGATGCGGAAAGACAAACGGAATCTAGCTTTGCCAATATGCGTAAGCATGTAAATAATTATGGTGCAATTGCAATAGCTGGGGCTGCTGCTGTTGGTGCGGGCATTTTTGCAATGGCTAGTGAATATGCAAATGCTGCTAATGAATTAGAAACTTTCGCTTTTATTTCAAAAACAACAACTCAAGAATTTCAAGGTTATGCTGTTGGTGCTCAAACTATGGGTATCGAGATGGAAACACTCGCAGCCCAATTCAAAGATTTTAATGAAAAACTTGGTGAATTTGTAACTTTAGGGTCAGGTGGTGCGGTTGATTTCTTTGAGCAGATTGCAATCAAGACTGAAGGCTCAGCAGAAGGTGCAAGGAAACTTGCGCTGGAAATGCAAAACCTTTCAGGCCCTAAAGCACTCCAGCTCTATGTAGATAAATTGGAAGAAGCAGGTGTAACCCAGCAGCAAATGTCCTTCTATTTGGAGAGCATGGCCTCCGATACGACAAACCTTATTCCGCTTTTAAAAGATGGCGGTAAGGGTTTTGAGTATTGGGCTGATGCTGCAGAACGTGCTGGCGTAATTATGGATGAGTCTGCAATCGCAAAGGCTGCGGAATTGCGTGTTCAAATGGATTTGCTTAACTTGCAAGTTGAGGGGGCAAAAAATCAATTTATTCAAGGTTTAATGCCTGCACTTGTTTCGGTTGGTGATGGCATGTCCAGTGCATCGCATGAAACAAACTTAATGTCTGAGGCGGGTGAAACACTTGGTGAAGTGTTTAAAGGTGTAGCAGCAACAGGCATGGGAGTTTATGCAGTTGTTAAGATGCTATCCAATGCGATTGCAGGATTATCACTTGATGCAATAACCGCTAAAAAGAATGTTGATTTGGCGGCTCAGGGTGGTAGTTGGGCGGATAAATTGCCAGGTGTAAAACTTGGTAAATCTCTGATTTATGGCGCGACTATAGCTAAAGCACCAAATAGCGGTGTGTCTATGGCGGCACAAGACAACGCTAAAGTTGTTGATGATGTAGCTAATTCAATTAATAGAATTTATAGCGACACCGTTAATCAATCCGCTGCCGCAATGGCTAAAATTCAAAGTAGTCAAGCTGGCGTAACCAAGGGTTCCGATGAATGGATTAAAAAACAAAATGAGGCAGCTAAAGCAGCTTCAGGTGTGAATAAAGAGCTTCAAGAGCGAGAGCGTTTACTCGAACAACAAGAACGTGATCGCAAATCCATTTCATATGCTTATGCTGACCAAGAAAAGCAAATTCAACTAGACCTTAATGATGAAATTAAAACAATTCGTGAGGCTAATTTTCCTGATCCTGATAAGTATCTGGAGGCCGCTAATCGCAAGGCTTATCTTGAAAAACAGATTTATCTCTCACAATTGCAGTATGAAATTAATGAATTTAATTTAACTGAAGATCAGAAGTTAAAATATAAAACTGAAATTAATCAATTGATGATTCAGGCAGACTTAAGATTAACTGAAGAAAACAGAGAAATTAAACTTAAAGCTTTAGATGAGCAATATGCTCTTGAACTTCAGAAAGCCAAATTCCATGCTCAGAACATGCGTCAAGCCATGCAACAAGGCATAATGGGATTGGCTGGAGATGCTGATAATATTTTTGCTCAAGCCACCATGTCGCCACAAGATTATGATCGCTGGTCATTGGAAAATGATCGTTCAAATGCAAAGTCGGGACTAAAAAACCAGCGTGTAGGTGTTGAACAAGACATCATGACAAGTGACTTGTATTCAACGGATGATGAGCGGTATGAAGCATTGCTCGAAGCACATAGAGAATATCGTGATGGAATGGCTGCAATTGATGTTGAGTATGCTGAGCAAGTAAAGGAGTTGGATGCACAGCAGTATGATAAAACCATGGGTATGTATGGCGCGATGTTATCTCAAGCGGGTGCCGTGTGGGGTGACATGACTCAGATGGTTAAGGATAGTGAGGGGGAGCAGTCTAGTTCATATAAAGCAATGTTTTTGGTACAGCAAGCTTTTGCTATGGGATCAGCTTTAGTGAGTGCGCATTTAGCTGCTGTTCAAGTCGCAGCCGACGCAACTATTCCTTTTTTTGGTGCCAAGGTATTAGCTTCAAAAGTAATGCTTGCAATGGGTTACGCCAACGTTGCTATGATCGCCGGTCAAACTATTGCCGGCATGGCCCACGATGGTATAGACAATATTCCAAAAGAAGGCACATGGCTTTTAGATAAAGGCGAACGTGTTGTTGATAGCCGAACTAATGCTGATTTGAAAAACATGATTGCTAATAACAGCAATGGCGGTCCTCAAATCAATATCAATGTTCCTCCTGGTTATACAGCTGAGCAAAGCCGTGGTGCCGATGGCGCTGTGACAATTGATATTGTTGAGAAGAGAATCAAACAGTCTTGGGGGAATTTAGGCAATCCAAACTCTTTTGAGTCGAAGCAAGTACAGCGCAATACCACTGCGGGAGTTAAACGATAATGAATAGTTTTGCGTTATGCCCGCTGCAAGCCGGGTATTCATTTTCACCAGGCAATAACATGCTTGAACAGCAACTTGCAGGCGGCTTTGCACGCCAGCGACGAATGTTTGTCAATAATGTTCATATGGTCAATGTCTCGGTATTGCTGCCCACCAAAACCCATGCTCAGTATTTCTGGGCATTTTTCCGGAGTCACACCTTAAATCCGCAGAAGTTTTTATGGCGACTGATTACTGACTCATCCGAGATGCAGGATCATACCTGTCAGTTCGTTGCCGAGTCTTTGTCAGTTGGTGAGCGCAATGGTGTGATTTATTCCGTGTCATTTCAGGTGCGCTGTAAACCACTTAACAATGGTGACTTGGCCTTTGATCAGAGCATTGTTGATCTATGGGATACAGGCAGCCCATCTGATGTGCTGAATCTGTTAGAGCAACTGGTGAACGAAAGTTTCCCTGATGCTTTGGGGGTTATATGATTACAGTCGATGACATTAAAGACTTTCATCTCGATAGTGTCTCAAGTGTTGTCTTGTTGGAGACATTGGAAATCAGTCACTCATTATGGCCTGCTCCAATTCGGATCGTGACCAATCATCCTGATGGAATTTCAGTCACTTTGGAGAATGGGCAGCGAGCAATATTTGAGTTTATTCCGCTGATGATTCAGCGCGGCAATACCTCAGATGACCTGGACCAGACTTTAAATATTACAGTCGGGGATTTGGGTGAAATCGTGCCACCTTTAATCCAGAAGATCCGTGATGCATCTAGCGATGAAAAACCCCAAGTGATTTATCGCTCATTTGCATTTGATGCAGCGTCAATGGTGCTGACCAAACAAACACCTATTGAAATTATTCGTGGATTGTCTGTGGCCAAAATGAATCAGGATTATCAAGCAACTACTTTTGAAGCTGCGACTTCCGGCAAAAACAGCGTCAAGACAGGTCGCACCTATAACTTTAAAGAGTATCCAGATTTACGAGGCTTGATATGAAAAGTGTTGATGCTTTGCTGGACCGCAGATACAACCCAAGGAGTTATCACTGTGTCCATTTTCTGATTGAAGCGGCCCAATATCTTTTTAGTAAAGATTATTCAGCAAGCTTTCTAGGTTTGACCGGCGACCTGGCGCAAAGCATCCGGACATCACGTGACACCACAGTTAAGAACAAAAGACTGGAGAAGCCTATCGAGGGCTGCATTGTCTTAATGACCAATCTTTTAAATAGCTCCCATGTGGGGCTTTTTTATTGTGGTCGAGTTTTGCACCTGTCTGAAAACGGTGTCTATTTTCAGGAACTTCGATCTTTAGAGCGAAATTATTCAAGGTTTAGATTTTATGAAGCTTCGTATTTATCACAATGAGCTTGATCCGCTTGAATTCAGCGAAAAAGAATATGAGTGCCTGCTTAAAGATTGGCTGCAAACACGTGAAGAATATCCAGAAGCTCGGCTTTATAAAGACAGTATTTGCGCACAAAATGATGTAACACCTAAAACCAAAGAAGAAGCCTTGCAATTACTTCATGCGGATGGGGATTACTATGTGCTCTGTCATGCGGGTGAGCCAATAACTATTTTTATGGCAGTAATGATGGTTATTTCTGTGGGTATAGCTATTTATACCTATATGAATATGCCGGAAGTGAACAATGACCAGTCCACAGGATCAGGCAATAACAGTCTTTCAGCACGCCAGAACAAGCATCGTACCAGTGAACGTACACCTGATATTTACGGCACGGTGAAATCCGTTCCTGATTTGATTGCACCTGTATATCGGTACTATGCAGACAATGTTCAGGTTGAAGAATGTTTGCTTGATGTGGGCACTGGTTATTTTGATATCAATCCAGATCTGATCAAGGAGGGCGAAACTCCAATCAGCAGTATTGAAGGTGCGAGCCTGAGTGCTTATGAGCCAAATACGCTCACCACTGGAACTCCGCAAATATTGATTGGTGAGCCATTCACCCAACCGCCCATTGTAGCCAAGCAGGTCAGTTCAATTGATGGCAAGCAGAAGTTAATTTCACCCAATAACTCTAAATTGAGCTATACCAATACCAGCTTTTCAGGCAATAAAATTATTGTAGCGGCATCTGTTCAGTACACGGAAAACGATATTATTTTTATTGGTGGCGGAGCAATGGGTCCCACGCAATGGCAGTCTGTTCCTCGCGAAGTGTATGCAGACTTTAATAATAATTTTGTTAATGGTGAGCAGATTGCGATTGAAAATGCGATTTATGGATCAGCACCCAATGCCAATATTTCCGGCACAACCGATGTGGGGGTTAATGGCGTACTGACTATTGCATCTGCAACGGACATTACTGATCCGCAGAAATACAAGAAAATCCGTATATCCGCACTCACGGTTGATGATTTAACTGAAGGTCAGCTTAGTTTGGCTGGCGAGTATTCAGTTTCAAATATCGTGAAAACCGGCTCAAGCGGTGCATGGTTTTATGAGGTAGCGCTCACATCCAATTTTCAGGAAACCAATATTAATTTTGGTCGCCTGTCAGCAGATGGGGAAGGTATTTTATCTGGTGTCTTAACCGATCATGATGAAAATATCGACTTGAGTGGTATCTATACGATTTCCTCTGTATCTGGAAATGAAATCACTTTGGTCAATCCTTCCGCTGTAAATCCAGACTGGTTGTTGCTAGACAATCTTACTGCGCAACAGATTGCGGATATGCTGGGTCGCAGCATTACTTTTAAGGGTACAGATGAAAACTTTATTGGCTGGTACTATGCCGGGAACCAAGATACTGAAGGCATGATGCTGAACTTTATTGCGGCCAACGGTATTTATGAGGGGGACCGAGCCAAGCAGGTTGCAGTTGAAGTTCAATATCAGCAAGTCATTAATGGTGTGCCAACCGGTGAAATCTATTCTGCAGGTATGACCATGCAGGGCCGGGCAAATAGCCGGGATCAGGTTGGTGCCACAATACAGGAACAATTGCCTTTTACTGGGCAATTCCGCTTTCGTGTTAAGCGCATCAATGATAATGGTAATGGCGCAAACCTGATTGATGATGTTGTGTTTGAAAGCGCATACAGTTTTTATGCAACAAAAAAATCTGCCTATGAACACGATACGATTATTCGCTTAAAGCGCCTTGCGATTGGATCAGGGACCAATGCATCCGAATTAAATATGCCGGTGACACGAAAGCTATTTTCATACCGGGGTGGCGTTAAATCAGCTCAGCGAATCCCAACCAACAATTTTGCTGACATTATTATCAATGTAGCACTCGATCCTTATATTGGCCGTTTTGATGTATCTGAAATTGATGTGCTGTCACTCTATGCAGTATCTGATGAGATTGAAGCTTATTTCGGAACACCTAAGGCATGCGAGTTTAATTACACTTTTGATAACAAGAACAGCAGTTATCAAGAGATGGCTTTTGCGATTGCTGAAGCGGTGTTTTGTACAGCACGCCGTGAGAATGGCACACACTTTTTTAACTTTGAAAAAGAAACGCCAAACTCTTTAATTCTGTTTAACCACCGCAATATGAAACCTCAAACATTCAGACTCAGCGATACTTTTGGGATAGAGGATGAATACGATGGGGTTGAGTTCAAATGGCGTGATGCATCGGATGACTATGCAGAAGCGGTAATTAAATTACCTCATGACGGGTTGGCGAACTACAAAACCATCGAAAGTAATGGGGTAACCAATGCGGTTCAGGCTCATTTATTAGCACATCGGGCTTGGAATAAAATGCGTTTTAGTCGTAAGGCTATCGAGTTTACTGCGTATGGCGAAGCTGATCTGGTCACTCGAAATGACCGGATTGCAGTGGTAGGTGATCTATTCAAAATGATGGGCAGTGGTGAAATTGAATCACAGAGCAATACAGTATTAACACTCGATAATCCAGTCTCGCTTAATGCTGCTGATAATTACGCCATTCACTTGCAACTTAAAGACGGCTCGGTTGATGTGATCGATATTGTCAGTCAGATCAATGATTCTCAGATTCAGCTTGCGCGCATCCCACTTATTCCACTTGTAGTTTCTGATGGATCCAAAGTGGTAAATGCCACATACAGCATCACCAAAGCCAACGAGATAGAGAGTGAGGCTTACTTAATTCAAGAGAAATCGCCAAGTGCAACTTTTGAGTCAAGTGTGAGCGCAATCCAGTATGACAGCCGCTACTACAGTAACGACAAAGACCACATCAACAACCTCATTTAGATTTTAAACCTATAGCCACCTTCGGGTGGTTTTTTATTGCCTGGAGAAAAGCATGGCTGATCAAGTAATTACCAAGCAAGAGCTTATTGATGCTCAAAAGGATGCTCAGACACTAGAGGATGTTGTTAATGGTGCACCTGATCAACTGATTGAAACGCGACTAGGTAGACAAGTTTATACACTAGCAAGTGTTCCGGTTATTAATACAATGACCAGAGATGAAATTACTGAAATTACCGATATAAAAGCAGATAAGATACAGGTTATTTCCGACTTGTCATTAAAAGCAGATAAATCACAAGTTTCTTATGATTTATCACTAAAAGCTAACACGTCTTATGTTGATTCAAGGGATTTATTAAAAGCAGATAAGACTTATGTAGATTCTGCTCTAGCTGGTTTCACTAATGGCGCTTTGAAGTTCTACCCAACATTAGCATTAGCAAATGCCGATATTGCCAATATCACCACTAAAGACAAAGTAGACATTGGTGAAGTTGCAAACGGTGGTTCGTGGTACAAAGCAACCGCAAGTGCAACAACCTTAACTAAATCGCCTTATGATTCTCTTGTATATTCAAAACAGTATACAGATAGTGCTTTAGCAAGTGTGATTCTCCCACGCAACCGACTGGCTGATAACTTCTTATATACAGGTGTTTTGACAAACGCAGATGACTTAAATCCACTTACAAAAGATGGGGTGTATGTTGCTACCAGTACTCCTTTAAATAGCCCTGAGGGTGAAACTGGTCAAGCATTAATTAAAATTGAGAGACATAGCGGTTTTGTTGTGCAGACTTGGCAACGTATAGCAGACTCCCGTAGAATTTGGAGACGCACTATACAGACAGGTCAAACTCCTGAAGTATGGCGGGACTTAAGTTTTCTTGGTTCTGCAAATATCGCAACTGCCTCAAAGGTGGGTACAGTAAAACCCTCAACTGGTTTAACAGTTGGAACGGATGGCACATTATCTGTTTCTGGATTATTGCGACCACAGCTTGCAGATGACTTTACATATGTCGGTGGCTTAAATGCTACAAATGATTTAAACACAAAATTAAAAGAGGGGTCATACCTAACTGTAGCTGTTCCGTTAAATGCACCTGCTGGTATCAATATTAATGTTCTGGTCACTATTCAAAACGTCGGTCAGCGATATATTCAGACAATCTATGACTTAGTAGATTCTCGAAAAAGATTGCAGCGTGTGATTCGCTTTAATGACGATGGTTCATTTAATAGTGCAGAAACATGGCGAGATTTAAATCAAGTTGTTCGTTCTGGTCTAGCGGATTCATTTCTATATGCAGGTGTACTTACTAGCGTAGATGACTTAAACAGCATCGTTAAAGATGGGGTGTATGTTGCAACATCTGTACCTATTAACGCTCCAACGGGTGCGCCAAGTATTAGCTTTATCAATGTTTCAAGAGCAGGGGCTTTTGTTCGTCAAACACTCACAGACGGAACAAACGCTTTAAAAAACTGGAGTCGTAACTTTCAGATTGCAACACCTATATCTGGTGGTGTCTGGGTTAGTTCAAATCCTGCTGATAATTTAGCTTCACCAGTGAAAGCAGGCTCTGTGAAGGTCGGCACGGGGTTAGAAATAAAACCGGACGGCACACTAAATGTTATTGCTCCGACTCAAGCAAATATTTTTGCGGGTAAGAAAATTGTTTGTTTTGGTGATTCAATTACTGAATTTAAAACATATCCTCAACAGGTTGGTACATTACTAGGTGCAGCCGAAGGGATTAATGTTGGTTTTGGTGGTTGCATGATGGCAGCACACTGGGATGTCGGTTATAAAGAAATGTGCATGTACCGACTAGCTGACTATGTCGCAAGTGGCGATTACTCAGGACTTATTGCCGCTGCCCAAGATGTTTATACACGCACCGGTGATGATAACCGGGCTATTGCAGCAAGACTTGCTGCAATTGATTGGAATACGGTTGATTACATCACAATCCTGTACGGAACAAACGATTTCGCCAATGGCAAAAGTATAGGTGTTGCAACAGACATTAAGCCTGACGGTTCTAATTATTTAGGTTCTGCTAACTATGCAATCCAGAGGATATTAACAACATACCCACACTTAAAAATTGCATTTATTACACCGATCTATCGCGCACGTGGAGAGAATGGAGGAACTGATAGTGATGACTCATTAAATGCCACAACAAACGGAAGATATTTGCGCGATTTCTGCACTGGTTTAATTGAAGTTGCAAAGTTGAATCACATTCCTTGTTTTAATTTACATGATGAATCTGGAATTAATAAATATACAGCATCTTTATATTTAAACCCTGCACCTGATGGTGTGCATTTAACAGAGGCAGGTGCTACTTTCTTGGCTCAGAAAATTGCAGCAAAAATGAGAGCTAATTTTTAAGTACTAAAATATGTGCTTAAAATCGGATAGAAAAACTGACTCATTGGTTGAGTCAGTTTTTGATTCAAATTAACTAATTCTAATCAGATTGACCATCTATTGTTTACCTGCCTACCAGGCGCATTATAATTTAACACTTTGGCATAGTTACCCGCTGCTGTAGCATTTTCTGGAATATCCTTTGTAACCACACTTCCAGCCCCGATGGTTGCATTTGAGCCAATTTTTACCCCTCCAACAACACATACGCTTGGTCCAATATATACATTGTCACCTATAGTAGCTGCTTGACCCTTGTTAATACCTATAGTTGTATATTGAGACAAATTCACGTTATTTCCAAGAGTTGCAGAAGGACTAACAATTAGTGGTCCTCCATGCCCGATATACAACCCATAACCAACTTTCATAGTGTGATTAATATCTATGCCAAATTTTCTTTTTTTGTACATGTAGATTGGTTTTGCTAATTTTCCAATTATACCGCCAGAACTGGTGAGTCTTAACCAAAATGTGAAATTAAAACCTCTATTCAGGAAATAATTTTTTAAGAATGCTTTTAAGCCTAAATCTCCGCCATAACGGTAAAGATCACTTTTTATATACTTTATCAACATTTGAATCTATGCACTAACTATGATGATAGTTATCTTAATTCAAGATTACCCAACAAACTACATCCAACCCTGATCTTTAATTAGATCGGGGTTTTTTATTGCCAAAAATTAGGGGGCGTAATGTCTGAAAATGAGAGCTACGGCCTCAGAGTAGAAAAGAAAATTGACAACATGCAAAACGATATTCACACGTTATCAAATCATGTGGCGCGATTAACTTTTATCAATGAGGCCTACAAAGAGACCAGTGAGCAAAACAGAAAAGAGATTGATGCGCTAGATATTAAGGTTCTGGCTCTCGATAAAAAGTCAGCATCTCAGGATGGTGGTATTTCAATGCTTCGTTATTTACTGGGTGCATGTGGCGGAATAATTATAGCTGCATGCTTTTGGGTGGGCTCATCCATTATTCAGCTATCAAAAGACACTTCATTACTCAATGAAAAACTCACGCGACTCGAAACCGATGTTCAAAACTATAGGGGCTATAAATGAACAGTGAGCAAACTAAAACATATATAGCTTTTTTAGCTTTAGGCATTGCTGTACTTTCTATCATTGGGCTTTTCTTTATCGACATTCCGGACAAAAACCGCGACCTGGTAAATATAGCACTCGGCTCAATCATTGGCTGGGGTGGGGCTGTAGTGAGTTTTTATTTTGGTAATTCCGATCAAAGCAATAAAGAGGATAAGCGATGAAACAAATTTTTGATTTCTTACGTAAAATCAGCGGTGGAAAGCTTACTCAAAAACAGGTTAAAGCTGCAGATAAGTTAATTGCAACCGCATACGATGATGTGGCCGGAATGCTTGGCATCGCTACAGATGTAATGAGTACAAGTCAAAACGGAATCAATCTAATTTCAAGTTTTGAAGGGTGTGAGCTTAAAGCCTATTTATGTCCAGCGAAAGTATGGACTATTGGTTTTGGCACTACAGTTTACCCAAATGGTGTGAAGGTTAAAAAGGGCGATTCCTGCACACTGGATCAAGCTAAACAATTTAAAGCCCATGATCTAAAACGCTTTGAAAAAACAGTTGATGATTTGGTTCAAGTACCACTTACACAAAACCAGTTTGATGCGCTTGTATCGCTCACATACAACATTGGCCCGGGTGCTTTTGAAAAATCCACGCTGCTTAAAAAATTGAATACTGGTGACTATCAAGGTGCTGCAGATCAATTTACCGTTTGGAATAAAGGCGGTGGTAAGGTTTTGCAAGGCCTGGTAAATCGTCGAGCCAAAGAAAAAGAGGTGTTCCTCAGATGATATGGGCAATAGTTTGGAAATATAAATACTGGATCGCAATTGCGGTCTTTTTCTTTTTATGGGTGGGACAGATTGCATATACCAATCATTTGAGTGGAAAGCTTAAAGAGGCCGAAACTGTATGCGATGCACGCATAGCTAAAGTAATCAAGCCATATCAAACGGCTATCAAAAAAGCCCAGGAACAAAAAGCCATTACTGAAAAAACATGGTCAGATAAATATATTGAGGTAGAACAAAATGCGATTAAAAAAATACAAGATGCGAATACTTCCGCTCGTAGTGCTGATCTGGCTGCTAGTGGGCTGTCAAAGCAACTCAGTGAAGCCAACAAGCGTTTGTCCACAGCTTCCCATCAAACCATCATTGAGTACACTATTACCAACAGTGAGTTACTCGAAGCATGCACAGCAGAATATCGAAGCATGGCAGAAAAAGCAGATGGCCACGCAATTGATGTCGAAAGATTAAGTGAGGTATGGCCGGAAGATAAAGCCCTCAAGTGAGGGCTGTTTTAATATTCGATTAACCAAGACCTGCTATTCTAAAACATACATATGGTATTGAGGCAGCATCATCTCTTTTATTTAAGCCATTTGTTGTGACAGTTGCAGAACAAGATTGGATTTTACCTTTTGGGTCTTTAAACTTAAAATCTGTTTCCATGATGTATATTTCACTACTAGGATCATACTCTGAAGTAATTTTGGTGATTTTCGTTACAATAAGCTTCTTATTTACACGTTGTAGTTCCTGATTAATTTTCTTTGATACAAATGCACGATGATCAGGATCGTTAGTGAGATTTGATCCATCATTGGCCTGAGCTATAGAAAAGCTCAT